GGTCATGTTGGCGAGCGTTGGCGGTAGGCTGCTGATCTCTGCATAGACTTGCTGAGATGCTCGGATAGAATCGGTGATTCTTTGCAATGCGGCATTATCAGAGCCGTTTGATATTTGGTCTAAGGCAATCTCGCCGCGCATCAAGATATTCTTCCATCCGCCAGGGTTCCTGACGAATGCAGCAGCTTGCTCGAATTGCGCTTTCGCTTGGTTCGCTAGCTGGATCGTTTGCCGACCTTGATTGATCAACTGAATCAGATACGCGATATCTTCGCCAAACAAAGCAAAGCAGGGAGTTGCCAATACTCCCATGCCGAGTAGAATGAAACCAATCTTTCTCTTCATTGCGTCACCTCCGCGAGTTTGATTTCTCCGCGCATCACTGCGTTCTTTATGCGCTCTTTAAATAAGCTCTCCATCCTCTGCTGAGTGAGGAATATAGTAATCACGACAAGAGCAACAGCACTCCATCCCAAATAAATGGATACCCATCCACAGAACAAGAGACCCCACGCGCATGGGTCTTTCGCTACTTCACTAATCCTCTTCATCAATTGAATCCTCCGTAACGATTAAGGTGAATAATTCGCGCTCACAGGGATCGTAGGCACGATCCAAGAGAAAACGCCAAATCGCAGGAATCAGGCTGACGGCATCCATGTCTTTCCGGCTGACAACCTGCGTTGTCATGCATGACACGAAGAACAGAGCAGCCGCTATATCCCAACGCCAGTTAAAAGCAATGAGGGCGCATACTGCTAGCGCCCCACAAAATACGATCCGATGAGTGTTGAGAATAACAAGCGGTTCATTGATCACCGCCGGAGTCTCCCTGATGACCTTCATCTCGTCTCCAAGAACTGAATAACCTCATCAGGCCATCCGATACAGATGAGTACCGCAGTCATAAATAAACTCAGCAGCGCCATTGTGTATATATCGCCAGCGTGTTCAGATATCCAAGCCGCTAGTCCTTTCACGTCTACCTCCCGAACGTTTGTAACCATCCCAGGATCTGATCGGGACGCAACGCGCCCCATCCAGCAATCAAGGCTGTAGCAAGCCCCACTCCCCCGCGTATCCAGGAGAAACTCATGTGCAGAAACTTGAACACGATGAGAGATCCAACAACGGGGAACGAGATGCGTATCGCCCACTGGTAAACGCCATTCGCTAATGCGTATCCCGGATCTCCACTGGAAGATACTTGAGCGAACGCCATCACGGACGCTGCCAAAAACAACACGATTAACTTTGATTTCATTAGCTCTCCTTCCTTTTGAACTTCATGCTTTCTTTGCCAATTCGCACTTCTAATTGGTCCACTAACGGAAGCTGATACTTGCCCCCTTGGTAAAGAAGCTGTACCTTGTCCGTCTTCCCATCCCGAATGGCCCACACTGCCGGTATCTCTTGACCCTCAATTGCCACGTAGGTAAACGTGTCGTCATGCGTGAGAATCGGCTTCATCTTGCCCTTGCCCTTGTGCTCATACATCTCGTAAGCAAAGAACTTCATCGAATTGACTTGCTTCATGACTTCCTCTGAGCACGAAACAGCCTTGACGGGTTGCGCTATCTTCTGTCTCAGCGCTTCATTCTCTGCTTGCAACCTGGTTAGATCGGACGCGGGAACGAACTGTGGGTGCCCCGTATCTATCCCGTCCTGTTCTACGATCACCTTGAGGTCGGCGTGCGCTCCTTTGATCTTCGATACTTCCGTGACTAGAAACGACATGTGGTTCCCGTCAGTGAGCGAGATGCTGACATTCGTTTTCTCGCCTCCATAACCGGGATAGTCACGCGCTTTGATGTAGAGCACATTCCCGCTTGCGTTCACTTCAAAGAACTCCGTATTGCCGACTCTCGGGCTGTAGGGCTTGCCGGTCATCACCACTTCTCCTTTCGGCAAGTTGATTTCAGTAACCATGCCGACTTGTACGGAAATGGGCACGATGTCTTGTTCGTGTACCGTTACGGTCCTGGCCGTGACGCTTGGCTCCCCCGCAAGCACAGCCGCTAACGCGAATAGCATCATTTGCTCTCCTCCCCATTTCCTTCACGTGGCGAAACTAACCACGTGATCAATGCGATGTTTACGATTAAATAAGTAAACAAGGTTGTCAGCCCGTATTCGCCCAAGCTCAAATGTTGCGCCAGAGTCGAAATGATAGCGACAATCAAGCCCAAAACGTTAATCCACAGAAGCGATAAGGCGTTAGCTCTGCTCATTTGCTTTCCGCTTCGCCTTTCTGAGTACGTTAACACCAGCCTGTTTCAGAATCGCCTGATTGCTTTTCTCTACCGCTTTCGCGTCAGCATTCGCTTTCTTCTGCCGTTGGATGGCACGGTTATAAATCTCCTCTTGTGCTTTCGCAATGACCTCCTGCAAAGCCGGATCAGCTAGCGAAGTAATGTTGGCCAAGATCAGGTCGCGTATCTCGCTATATTCTTTTGCTAATTCTGTTGCTGATAACATCAATTCCTCAGTAATTTCTGTCAATTAGTTATCTCCTTTTTCTCGCTGTAACTTTTCCCGGATTGCTTCTCGAATCCAAGCGTATTGCTTGCCCTCTATTTGCCTGACGTGCGCATTCATTTCTTGCCAAAGTTCATCAGGCATATGCTTTAATGTCCTAACCCTACGTGGTACGGATTTATTCATCTTCTTTTGCATTCACCACAGCTTATCCTCAGGTATTATTCTTCGTATTACCTTGCGCCTCCATCTGGTATTACTTTAGTATGACTTTAGTAATACTATATGTCAAGCCCCGAGAGAAGGGCAATATGTCCTTTTAATAAATACCCTTTTAATAAATACCTGCACCGACAACGAGGAGAATAGATGCTGCATTGGAATCCGATGAGTGGACAGAACTACGTAGAGTACTTAGAAAAAGAGAAGGAAGAACCAGTTCACTGGCGTGGCAAATCCGCTGAACTTTTAGGGATAGAAGGCGTGGAAGTGACGCGGGAAAACTTTGCATTACTGGAGCGGGGAATCGAGCCAATTCACGGTGAAGTTTTACGCCCAAGAGAGCGTTACAACTTGACGCAGGATGGAAAGATTTATGCGCACTCCCGAGTGTTGTATGAAGTTGTGATTGCTCCACCAAAAAGCGTATCTATTTTGTCGCTAGTAGATGATCGTTTACCAACCGCTCATAAGGAAGCTTTGCGTGCCATTTCGCCTGACATGGAATCGTTAGCTTTGGCGCGAGTCCGGAAAGGTGGCGTGAGCGAGAATCGGGAGACGGGAAATCTACTGTACGCGGACTGGCATCATAAGCTTTCTCGAACCCTTGACCCTCAACAGCATACCCATCGAATCGTGATGAATATCACCTATGATTCAACGGAGGATCAATGGAAAGCACTGAAGGCCTGGGATCTACTGAAACAGCGGCACCCCATGACGGAACAATACCGTGAGTTTCTGGCGCACAAGGTTGAGAGTTTGGGCTATTCAGTTGAGGGAAAGCAAGATCGGCAGTTTGGATGGGAGTTGTCTGGCGTTTCGCCTGAAGTAATCGCCAAGTATTCACAACGCAGTGAGGAGCGAGACGAGATACTGGCAGAGTTTGAGGAGTATCACGAACGGCCCGCGACGTATAAGGAAAAGATTGTACTGATGCGGGGAAACCGGGATGAAAAGAAGTATCTTCCGGCAGAAGAGGCAAAGCAGAAGCAAATGGAACGGCTAACCGTATCAGAACGCTCCAGTTTGATACGCCTAAAAGAAGAGTCCCAAGAAAAGCAGGTAAGCTATTCCTGGGACCTTAACGACCATATCACGGCTGAGTCTGCCACGCCTTATCAGGAGAGGTGGTCTTATGGTGAACGGCCTAAACAACGTGCGTATTAACGTATTCAGGGAGTTGATCTCTAGCCGCAATGGCAGACTCTACGGTGTCGAAGAATCCGATGTGTCTTTTCCTGCCATCAATTGTCAGTTGAAGTTGAAACTTTCCTAAATACGGCCATATTCCCCTGTGTCCGGTTTGGCTGTGACTAGCTGCCCCGCGTCGGTTCATTGAATTGGCGCGTGGTGTTACTACTCTCAATTTCCCGCGGCGGTTATCAAGAGAGTCGTGATACTTATGGTCCACTTGCAAGTGTGCCGGGGCATCCATCAGAAAGCGATGCATGTAAATGGTTCTGTACTCGCCGTTTGCTTTCTCCCTGCAAACAACGTAGAAACGTCGCCCTCTTGGGCTCCATTGCGCTAGCCATTGGACGTTATGTTCCTGCAGCTTCGGAAGATCCGCGCTATCGACTAAGCAGTGAATGATATCCCCATTGCGCCGTTTCAGTTCTATGATTGCGATCTGTCCGTCGTCCGAGACACTGAATTTATTCTTCATCCGCCATAACCCGGATATTGATTCCTTACCGCAAGAGCCTGTTCAATCGTTGCGAACAGCCCCATATATTTTCTCTTCCTGTTAATGCTGATCTGCAGAGTAAACTTGCCGCAACAGTGATGAGATATGCCGCGGTGGCCGGTCTTGCTGTTGCGGTTCGCGCCCGAACGGTTCATCTGATTCATGCTTGTCGTTACCACGCTCATATTCTCGCGTCGGTTATCAAGCGGATCGTGATACTTGTGATCGACCTCTAAACCGGGCGGAGGCTCCATAATGCAGCTATGTAAATAGAGCTTTCTCCATTTACCATCGACTTTCTTGTTGCCGCGAACGTAAAATCTTTGAATTCCTTTGTTCCATAGCGCGTACCAGCGGATATTTAGCTCTTGCAATTTTGGAAGATCGGCAGTATCGACAAAGCAGTGCAGGACCTCACCATTTCGTCTTTTAAGGTGTATGATTGCCGTTAGACCATCATCTGAGACCGTGAAGTGGTTCTTCATCATTCATTTCTCTCTTTGATTCGTCTGCTTCTGATCTCTCTCAGTCTGAGTCGTTCGCTACACCACTTACAGGTTTTTGGTCTCAGCGTAAGATGTCCGCATATCGGTGGTCTGCTGGCACGTCCAAAGGCGCTGGCGAGTTCCGGCACTGTCGCCTGTTCTATGGCCTGTTCAATCACGTGATCTCTAAATTTAGTCTCGTGTTTCATTGCTTTGTTCGTTGCTTCGCATACTTGGCGCGCGGGAAACCGATTCGTCTGGGCGGGAAGATCTTTGCTTCCTCAGGCTCCGGTAACGCATTGCTACGCGCTGCTAGCGCTTTCCTGAAATCGATCAGGGCTTCAATGATAAAGAGTCGGCATTCCTCATCTTCCAGCTCCTCTTCATTGGCAGCATTGAGCACTTTCTCGCTTTGCAGAATCGATTCCTTGGCTAGCTCTTCATCAGAGAAATGGGAGTACAGTCCGGTTATCATCGAGAGACCTCGTCTGGCGTGGGACGGTATAGCGAAGCATGACACCACGTCTCACGGGTTACAGCGATCAGGTGCACATGCACGGTCAGGATGATCTCTTTCTTTTCGGGGTGCCGGGCTAGCATCTTGCGTCCGTAGATCACGGCGCTTTCAAAGTTTTGAAATGCTAGCATCACTTCCCTGCTTTCTTGATGTTTGGGTAGATGCTAATAAACCCACTGAGGGCTGACACGGGAACGGTCAACACGGTACCCCTTGCGTTACGGGTGATCAGTGGCCTATAGTCGGTCTGCTTTACTTTAGTTTTCTTCTTCATCTCTAGCTCTTTTCTCTCTCTACTTGATCTTAGCGTACACCGGTGTACGGATCAAGCTCTATCTTGCGTTTTCCACAGCTCTTTCCAGCTCAGCTTGCGTGTTGAGCGCACTTCCTATTTGCCTTTATCCACTTCATGTGGTCGTCCCAAGTCGACTCTTTTAGTTTCTCCATTTTGGCGCGAGTTTTTTGGCTGATCCGGGAGTATTGCATTTTGTGGTTGGCAATAGCCTCGCTCACTAGAAGAAAATCGTTCATGGTCAGGTTGTCGAGGATAATCGTATAGCGCGGTTCCTTCATTCGTTCTCCTGCTCAGTCAAGTTCATTGCCGTTCTCATTCTTTCCCCTTCACCCTTCATATGCGGAGCCTCACGTGTAGCGTCGGAATAATACAAGGGTTTTGTGCGAAGCATCTTGGGGGAACCGCTTGCGGGGGAGCCAAGACCCGTAGGGCAAATGGCCTTGTATTATGGAGCGCGGAACGTAGTTTTGAACCTGAAGGAGAAGGGGCGCTAACGCGATACGAAGTGAGCATATTATTCTGCATTCTCGCCTTCATCCTGGGATGTGTGTTTGGCTATTGGGCCTTCACGCCGGGTAAGGACTTAAACCAGGAGAAAGAGCGGCAACCGTACCGCATTATTCCGCCGCATCAGGAGCCGAAGCCGTGCGATCACTGCCGCATGACCTTGGAGGAATTTGTAGCGTATCGTAGACATCGCTGATATGCTAGCGCTGATGCAGGGAGCAATCACGCAGTTGCGAATCACGGCCTCACTCGTGCGCCAACTCTTAACTCGTTCTGAGGAGCTAGCACTTGATGAATTCGACACTGAATACACGCTCGAACAATTCCCACAAGTACTCAGCGATCTCGCAACGCATTTAGAGGAACTGCCAGCACGGAAGAATTGGCCTAAATAGAGTTTTCCACAAGATAATTTATATCGCTATTTGCTTTGTTAGTACATCGGTGTACAATGGCAACAGAGAGAAGAGCATGGAACCGACGGAAGAGCGTATTGAAGCAATGAGGAAGATGCTATTGCTTCTACCTCCTCTTCTTCCGGACCGGAAAGAGGAGGTAGAGAAGTTCTTTGATCTCTTCGTTGGTAGTTTTGGCTGTCTGGACGAAGCGCTTGAATTTCTCCGTATGAGACGCAATATTGAATCATTCAGAGAGACACATGAAGATTGATCCAAAGCCGATACTTAATGCGGGAGAGACCTTCACAATTGAGGGCATTTATGTGAAAGAGAATCTCTGGCGATGGTTTCTACGGAAGATACGCAAGCAGCCAAGGCGATTGCGGACTTTTCGATTCGATGATTGTTACAACCTGAAAGGATTAAATTATGCCAACAGAAACAGAACAACACAACGGTAATAACGGCAACGACAACAACAGCAACATCAAGCCCGATTTGCAAGAGATTGCAAAAGCACTACAGCAGGTGGCCGAGGCACTACAGCAAGTCGCTACTGAAATCAAGGACGGCTTTAAGGCGCAAGCCGCTGCCCTGATCGGCGTTAAACCGCCACCAGTCACGCCCGCGAGACGCGAATTTGATGTCTAAGAGTAAAGCGGCGAGCGTTTCGAAAAAGCTCTCAGAATGGGATGACGCAATACAGGACAGGATGGCTGTAGGTGATGCGCAACTGACGAACGGCTTACTCACTCAGCCTGACTTTGTGGTGTCAGACGCCGTTTTTGAGGAAATCAAGAAAAGCATCACGGAAGATCCGGAATTCTGGGCTGATTTCTGCCAGAAAGTGAGACGGTCTGCCCTCTCCTTGGCAATGCGCGAACCATTTCTCGCTGCTTTGCTGGTTAAGGTGATTATGAAGGATGAATCATGAGAATTGAACCAGAACTGGAAGTATATTGCTCGCACGGTTGCGTATTTGTGTGGTTTGATTGCCACAACCTAGACAGCTCTTGCGTTTGGACAACGACCGTCAAGGACTGGTTGGAGGGAATCCATGAAGAAAGCTAAAGCGCTTTTATCTTTGCTCGCACTCGCCGTCGTTGCTTCGGCGCAAACCGGATCGAAGAGCTTTATCAAAGAAGTGAACGGCGATTTGTGGTTGACTGCGAATGCCTATTACGATGGCGCGCATTGGCAGCGCGTTGATACCAGCAAGGTCGCTTATGGCTTACAACTCCAAGGAACCAATAACATTCCGGGTGAAGTCGTTTCCGGCACAAACCTCTGGGTGGCTCAGCCCGGCCCGAATCCCATTAACTCCACCTATGGCGCTGTTGGTGGTTGGTTGCTCGGCACCGTTGTTACAGGAGACCGACAACTCGTCATCGGTGGCGGCGGTATTGAGATCGACGGCTATGGCGCACCTCCCTACGGAAGAGTCGTGCAGAATCATCAGGGCGGCGTCACGAATACCGGCTTAGTGACGAATCTCTTTACCGATTACAGCGGCGTCGATAGCGCGTCTCAGTCGTCTTGGTTTGCTGGCATCGTGGGCGACAGCTTTAAGGTGCGACGCGCGCCCGCAGGCTCTACGACTCTTGCCGATCTGGTGAGCGTTGATCCCATCGGTCGGCTGCAAATGCCCGTCTCGTCTTTTGCCAGTCTGCCCGCGTGCAATCCCGCTACCGAAGGATCGATTAAACCCGTTGCTGATTCAACGGTTAACACTTGGGGTGCCACGATCAGCGGCAACGGGTCTAATCACGTATTAGCATACTGTAATGCGGTTCATTGGACCGTCATGGCAAAGTAGCGTATACTGCTTGTCAATATGCCTGCAGGCCGTATCACGAGTTACACGCCGGAACTCTGCGACGAGATCGTGAAGCGGACGATGCAGGGCGAATGGGCGGCTACCGATGAGCAGATCGCGGATTATTGCGGGATTGATCGCTCACTCGTTCGGCGCTGGAGACATAAGTACCCCGAGTTTGACCAAGCGGTACGGAAAGCGAAGCTTCTGGTCGATAATCGTGTCGAGAGCGCATTGTTTTACCGTGCGAGCACAGGTGATGTTTCTGCTGGAATCTACTGGTTACAGTGTCGACGTCCTGCCGAGTGGCGCAACAAGCATGACATCGATGTCCGCACCCCGGACGGAATCCAGATGGAGCATACAGTGCCCGATGTTGCGACGCTCGTGAACCTACCCCCTGAGAAGAAAGCAGCCCTCACCCGTTCGTATCGCGCTTACCTCTTGGAATTGCGCGAATGCTCATTACTCCCGAATCCCATCATTGACGTAGAAAACGACGAGGAATAGCATCATGAGCGCATCGCCTGCCGCAGTCCAGCAGAAAGCGGCGGAAGCGATGGTGCGGCTGTACGAATGGAACGAACAGCTTACTGCGCCAGAAACCCCGCAAGTGACACGTGCAGCAGCGTTGCTTGATTCGGTATTCAGACCAGAGCAAGCGGCAGAGAAAGCGCTTGCCTCCCGTGTTGCCTACTGCTACGCACGCCCCGAGTGGTTTGTCGCGGAGTTCTTTCCCTGGGGTGAGGGCGAATTAGCGCATTATGCCGGGCCAGATACCTGGCAGGAAGGGTTTCTCCGTGAATGGGGTGAGGAAATACGGCTTAGACGCTTTGATGGCTTGCATCCTGTCATTCCTCTTCGTTTTGCTACGTCTAGCGGTCACGGCATCGGCAAGACAACGCTTGTCGCGTGGATTGCAGCGTTTCTTCTTTCGACTCGGCCATATTCGCAGGGCACGGTAACGGCGAATACGTTTCCACAGCTAGAAGCGAAAACATGGAGTGCGATTTGTCGATGGCTGAAACTGTCGAAAACACGACCCTGGTTTCAAATCGGCGCGGACAGGATCTACCAACTGAACCAGCCCGATAGCTGGTTCCTTCGAGCACTCACGGCACAAAATGAGAAGAGCGAATCGTTTGCGGGTCAGCATGCCGCGAACTCCAGTAGCTATTACATCTTTGATGAAGCCTCCGCGATTCCCGAGAGTATCTGGCAAGTCGCAGAAGGGGGAACAACCGATGGAGAACCGCATTGGTTTTGTTTCGGAAATCCCACGCGCAATTCAGGACGATTTTTTGAGTCTTGCTTTGGGCGCGAAAAGCACCGCTGGAAAGTGCGCTCTATCGATTCGAGAGAATCCGGTATTACCAACAAAACTCAATTAGCCGAATGGGTGACGGAGTACGGCGAAGACTCAGACTTCGTGCGAGTTCGCGTGCGCGGGATTCCGCCGCGGGCAGGAGACCTGCAATTCATCGACAGCGAGCGAGTCTGGGAAGCGCAGAAACGACGTGTCAATGCTTTGGCGGATGAGCCATTAGTTGTTGGCGTCGATGTCGCCAGAGGCGGGATGGACTCGAACGTCATTTGCTACCGGATAGGCATAGACGCGCGCTCGATCCGCGCGGAGAAGATCCCTGGAGAACAGACGCGCGATCTCACCTTGCTCGTTTCTAAGCTGGCAACGCTCCTTTCTGATGGCTTGCGAGGGCGTCCAGTCTCTATGATGTTTATCGATGGCGCGGGAGTCGGAGCGGGCCTCTACCATCGGCTCTCGCAGCTCGGATACCGCAACGCGACGGAGGTGCAGTTTGGCGGAAAGCCTCCAGACCCGCATTATGCCAACATGAGAAGCTTCATGTGGGGCAAGATGAAGGACTGGCTACTGCGCGGTTCCATTCCGGACGATACGCAACTGGAGATTGACTTAACTGGGCCGGGCTACTTCCATGACAGACAGGACAGGCTTGTTCTCGAAAGCAAGGACGACATGAAAGATCGCGGATTAGCTTCGCCTGATTATGGGGATGCTTTGGCGCTGACGTTCGCGCAACCGGTTGCGCCTGCTCGACCGAAATTGGAATTAAACCGTCCGGGCAGTGGCACGAAATTCAGTTGGGGGAGCTAAATGGCTTACGATCATCAGGAAGCGCTGGATTGGTTCGATGACGCGATATCAGCCGATCAGGAGAACCGCGATCAGTTCGAGCGCAACGAAGAGATGCTGGCTGGTGAGCAGTGGAGCGATAAGGACAAGGCGACTCGCGGAGAAGGCGCCCTCGTTGTCAATAAGCTCGATACGCCAGTCATTCTGATTACGAACCAGATTGCCCAAGCATTACCAGGACCACAAGTCTCGCGACGCGATGGACCGGACGATGAGCAAACAGCGACCGTCTTTGAAGGAATCTTGCGCGATGTCGAGTACTGCTCTAACGCCTCGGAACGCTACTTACGCCAGATCGATTACGCGGCGGGCGGGAACATCGGATGGTTGCGCCTCTATATCGATTACGTTGCTCCTCTCTCGCTCGATCAGGAGTTAAAGATTGGAGATCTCGCAGACCCGATGATGGTCGTTGCTGATCCGCAAGCGAGAGAACCAGATAAGAGTGATATGCAGCGCTTGATTGTCCGTCAGCCGATGCGGTTTGCGGAATATAAACGGCGTTTCGGGCAAGATCCGAAAGAGGCGCATCGTGGTTTCTCTGGTACGGATTTACAGATGGAGACTTGGTTTAAATCCGATAAGACACTCTGGGTAGCGGAAGACTGGCTCATCGAATACGAGAACACGCGCTTAATACGAGTGGATGGCCGAGATTATTTTGCCGACGACCAGGATTTACCGCTCGCACTGGCGCTATCTCCGAATGGCATTGAAGGCGAACGGAAACTGAGTATCCCACGCGTCAAACAGCGTTTGCTCGATGGGACACGGGTACTTGAAACGAAGGATTGGCCCGGATCGACGATTCCGTTCTTTCCGGTCATCATGGAAGAAAGAGCGGTACGCGGCCGATTACGGAGAAAATCCGCAATCACCGATGCGATCACCTCTCAGCAGTTGCGGAATTACGTTTCTTCTCAACAGGCTATCGACTTCCGTAACGCACCAACCTCCAAGTTTCTATTAGGGAGTGCGGCCATCACGGGACATGAGAATCAGTACCGCGACGTCTCGAACCCGGATCAAACCGTACTGCTCTACAACGAATACGATGAACAAGGCCGTCAACTAGCACCACCGATCTATCAGCGCTATGAGACGAACATGCAGAATTACATCGTTACGATTCAGCAGATTGATGGCGATATTCAGGAAGCAACACGCACGCCTCCGGCAGCTTTGGGTCTCGCTCAATCCGCGAGTGAAAGCGGAAAGAAAGTCCAGTTACTCCAGCAGCAGAGCGGTTTAGCGAACTCGCACGCCGGGCGGAGCCTGAAGAAGGCCGTACAGTCGCTATATCGGGCGGCTATTGAAGCGATACCGGTTGTCTATAGCAAAGCGCAAGCAAAGCGCATTACGGGTGCGGACAACAAAAAGAGCACGGTTTGGATTAATCAGCACCTCTTAGCCGATACAGACAGACAAGCTGATCCGAAAACGGGGCGGGTTAGGCTCCACCAATTAGGCATTGGACGCTACGATGTTTCCGCAAACGTCGGACCCAGCTATCAATCGCAACAAGCGGAAACGGCGGATAAGTTGATTCAGTTGACCGGCATTATCCCGCAGATTGCCTTGAAAGCTCCCGACCAAGTGCTCAAGGTGGCGGATCTGGGACCGCAGGGCGAGGAGATGATTAAGCGTGTCACGCCACCGGAGTATCAGGAGCAACAAGGCCCGGCAGACCCACAAGCGTTAAACCAGCAACTCCAGCAGATGCAACAGCGAGTTCAGCTCTTGACGGAACAGCTTAACAAAACCTCGCATATCATTGAGACCGATCAGGTCAAGCAACAAGGCGAGATGGATCGAGCGAAGCTGGCATCCTGGACGACTTTAGAAGCCAAGAAGCTTGATGTCCAGGGCAAGATGGCCGTTGAGGAGCTACAAAGCCAGCTACAAAGCCAGCTACAAAGCCGTCTTCTGCCACTCGAACATGAGCTAGGATTCCTCAAGGAAGACAGACTACAGCGGCAGGCAGCGGCGCATGAAGCGGCATTGGCGCAACAGTCCCATATTCATAGACTTACAGAGAAACAGCAAGGGCATGACCACGCGGCGGAAGAGGTAGCCGTGAATGGGGCTATGGGGGCGGTTGATAACTCATAGCAGAATAAATAGCTAGACAATCTACCGATGTTTGTGGCACCATTAGCGCAAACATCCGGGCGTCATCCCGTAACCTGACATATGGACCCAGAAACATCGATTCCTCCTACTTCGACGAAAGAAGGCACGGCAGAAACTTCCGACTTTGCTGCATACAAGCAGCAGCGGGAAGCTGCCGATGCTCGCGCTCCTGAGGTAGAAGAATCCACCGACGCGCAAGCGGAAACTGCATCAGACGCGGTACCTGATGAAGATACACCTCAGGAGAGTGACGAAACCACCCCTGATTCCCTAGAAGATCCCAAAACTGGAAAACCCCGGAAACTGTCAGCCGTCGAGCAACTGAAAAGGCTGCGAAGACGAAGTCAGGACGCTGAAAAGCGGAGTCAGGAAGCCGAAGAGCGAGTACAGAGGCTAGAGAGGCTACTAGAGAGTCAGAAACAGATCGTCCCCCAGGAAGCAGCGAAAACAGAGGAAAAACCAGAAAGACCGAAGCGCCCGAAGTTTGAAGAGTTCCCGAGTATCGACGAATGGACCAAAGCAGACGAAAAATGGTTGCAGGAATCGATGGGATGGGAGTTCAAGCAATATGATGAGGCTCGGGCGGCCAAAGAACAGCAACAACGTGAGCAAGCGGAACAAGACCGCATGCGGGAACATTGGAATCAAGTTAGAGACCGTGCGGAAAACGAGTACCCCGGCTTTAAGTCTTCTATCGAAGCTTTGGAGCGTAAGGGATACGTGACTCGCCCGATTGCTTCTACGATTTTGCTGTTGTCTCAACAGGATGAGGCGGGCGCTATTAAGTTAACCCGTGCGCTGACTCGTGATCCGAAAACAGCCGAACGGCTCTCTCGCATGCAACCAAACCTGGTGCCAGTAGAGTTAGGCCGTATCCTCCATTCTCTTTCCTCCGCTACTACCCCGAAACCTGAGGTTTCCGCTAACCATAAACCCGCACTTGCTGCAACGACAGTCTTGAATGGGTCCGGTCCTTCTAGCTCAAAACTGGAAGACGCGAAATTCTATCCGGTCTATTCCAAAATACGCGACGAGCAAGAAGCAAAGCGGCGACGGCGATGAGGAACCTAATCAATGGCAAATGTGTTTGCCAATACACTCCCGGTCACTTTCGAGACCCTTTATTTACTGCAACCCAATCTGGTATTTGCAGGCTCCGTTAATAACGACTATTCCAAAGAGTTTGGTAAGGAAGGAAACAAAGTCGGTGATACGATTCAAATCCGTCTCCCGCAACAGTTTCTAGGCCGAACCGGAACAGCCGTCAATCTAGAAGGCCTCACGGATCGAACCATTCCGCTCACCCTGACTACCCAGTTTGGCGTGGATTTCGCGGTCACTTCCGCGGATTTGAAGCTATCCATCGACGATGTACGGAACCGCTACTTAAACAAAGCGGCGATCACCATTGCTAACAAGGTGGATCGGGACGGGTTCACACTCGCGGCGATTACGTCTACAAACCTGGTCGGCACCCCTGGGACGGCCCTCACTAATGAGGATGTTATTCGGGATGCCACGGTGAAATTAGACGAAGATGAGACGCCTTTGGACGATCAGCGCTATATCGTCATCAACAGTAAACAAGAGCAAAAGATCCTTTCTGCCACTAAAATCCAGTTCAACGATCAGGCGGAACTAGGCAGGCAATACCGCAAGGGACGCATGGGAACCGCGCTGGGCTTTAACTGGACCATGAGTCAAACGACTCCTCGTCTTGTCGCTGGCACGCTAGGTGGTACCCCCACTGTCTCAGGAGCGAACCAGACGGGCGCTTCCCTGGCTATCACCGCTTTGGGTGCTAACGCTACGATTCACGTGGGCGATAAGTTCACGCTCGATGGCGTGTATGATGTCGAGAACATTAGCCACATTTCACTCTCGGCTCTCCAGCAGTTTACCGTTCTAGCAAATAACGTAGCGAACGCTTCTGGCGTTGTGACTCTCTCAATCAGCCCCGCGATCACCCCAACCGGGCAATACCAGAACGTCTCTAACTCTCCCGCCGCAGGAACAGCCGTTCGCTTCCTTCCCCCCGCGAATGCCACCTATACCGCTGGTTTGGCCTATCACAGGGATGCGTTCACGCTCGCCTTTGCTCCTTTGGACTCACCGAAGGGCGTGGAAAGCTCTTCTGTTGCTACTGACCCCGATACGGGTGTTTCCATTCGCTCCGTCCTGTTTTGGAATGGCATGACCGATCAATGGATTTACCGTTTTGATTGCTTATACGGATGGGCACCTCTCTATCCGCAAACCTCGTGCGTTATTGCGTCTGACTAATCGGAAAGGGAAACCATGCCAGAAGTAGCCACATCTCTAGGACTCGTTTGTCATTACGTCAACCCGCATGACGGGCGACAACATGCCGCACTCATCATCAAGTTGCGGACAGATGGAACCGTTAACCTTATTCACTTTGACCCCGAAAGCGGATTGATCCAGCGCCGGGATCGAGTGGCGTATTCGCTCGAACTGGTCGCAAATACTTTTCATTGGCAGGACGACCAAAATGAGCCAGTAACGGCAGAAGAGAAGGCGGCGGTGTCTCTCTCTACCGTTTCTAGCGCTCAAACGCTCACTGGGGTGCCTCCGTCCCACGCGGGTGCTCCTGCAAATCAGGAGCAGTTATCGCAGAAGTCACAGGCCGATGCGCCATTGCTACCCAAGGGGAGCGTCGAGTTGCGCATGAGCGATGCGCCAGCAGTACAGCCAATCGCGCAACCGGAGGTGCCAGAGCCAACGATTCCGCCGATTGAAGATCAAGAGCAACAGCCCCCGGAACCGCAACCACCATCGGAATCCGAAAATGCTCCCGTCTCTAGTCCGATGAAACCGAGCACCGATACCCAGCTAGCTCCTGTTTCGGCGGAGATCCCGGAACAGCAAGAGCGGGAAGCGGAAGCTTGGGAACATGACCCCGAGGTGACAGAACAAAGCCCTTTCGACCATCATCCGAGACGAGAGGAGTTCGACAGGCAGCTTCCAGCAGAATCAACGCCCGAAGAAAGGAGATAACCACATGGCTGAAAAAGCACCTATTTACCCGGTTGAAGGCACTATCTTCGATACCATTCGCAATTACGAAATCCATCATATTAAGCAAACGGAGCAAATCCAAAGGGCCGGCCTCGGATTAGGGCGCGATGAGGCTCTGCCACGTCCCCCCACCGATACCCCGTTCCCGCGCATGCTCTATCACGAGAACTATTTCTCGGAACCAGCACCAGACCAGAAGTCTAAGCACTATCGGATCGTACAAAACGAAGAGGAATCCTCGAAGGCGGGATCGGAGGGCTTTATCCATTACGCCGAAGCGTATCACATGTACACCGAAAAGGAGAAAGCCAAACAAGAAAAGGAAAAAGAGCAGAAGGCTAAGGAGCCGGAGAAAAGGAAATAATGCCTCCTCCGGTTGAGACTCCGCGCGATCTCATCAATGAGACGTTGCAGTGGATCGGCGTGAGCGAGCCGGGCGAGACGCTATCGGATGCGCAATACACGGATTGCTTGCGTAGTCTCAATTGGATGCTCGATGAATGGAATACTCAGGAGAGCTTACAGCCCGCTCGAACCATTTCCTCTTTTCAGTTAGTCGCCGGCACCGATGTTTACGAGATCGGACCATACGCCACACCTCCAGGATTCCTGGCGGCGATACCCATCTATTTCCAATTGGCTCATGTGCTGTGGGGGTCTAAGCCTAACCAGACTCGGATTCCCATCAGCATCCTGTCCATTGAGGAGTGGGCAAGCAGTAACCCGGTTGAACTGCCGGGAACCGCTTACCCTTCCTCGATGTATTTTGATCCTGTTTTAAACATAAATGGAAACATGAACGTTGTCTTTTGGCCGAAGCCGACAGTGAGCCTGCCGATTGAGCTAACGTATGTCGCTGCACGGCTTAACTCGCAACTCACCCTGACGGATACGTTAGGCATGAAGCCCGGATATCGCCGGGCGATTGTCACCAATCTTGCTGTGGTGCTCGCCCGAAAGTTCGGCAGCAATCCTCCGGCAGATATCATCCAGCAAGCCGCGACCGCTTTGCGGAACCTTCGTAACCAGAACCGACAGACCATTGAACGGACGGATAAGGGAGCTGTCTATTGGTCGATTGTGACTGGGAATTATGAGAAGGTGCACTGATGCCTCTGCAGCCGTTCGATGCCTTCATAGGCGGGTATAACAAGCGCACCCCAGGGTTTCAGAACACCGAATATACGCAGAACCTGTACTACGAATCGAATGCGGCGGGCGAGCATCCCCGCTCAGGCGGCAGTCTCCTTAGCACTCCAGGCCTGCAGACGCAAACATACCTCAATCTACCGGAAAACGGCTTCATCTTATCTCTAGCAACCGTTTCCCGGTTAATGCCAAACGGAGTGACAGATCCGACTACGTTTGTCGTTGTCGGACGGACGAATGGAGCGGGAAACCCGGCTTTATACCGCTTCAATAACGATTTCTCCCCTGCTACCTTTATCAGCTATCTACCGTTTGCCGGGCGCTCGAATGACCTGCAACGCATCGTCCCAGGGAATCAAAACCTGATGGTGGTCGATACCTCCATTGCTCAGGCATACGGGCTATGGCATACCTACTCTTCTAATACGGCGGGCGCGATCGGTCCGACCGGAACCGCGCAGCCACCAGCCGACTTCCCAGGGGGTGCCTACAGTCCCCAAGGTGGATGGAAAGCTCCTGGGGATGGCGACTTCTCGGACGGCTATTATGTCTACGCGCAGACCGGCAGTGAGAACTTCTTTATCTCGGGGTATCAATCCGCAACGATCTTCAATGCGCTCGATTTCGCAACGGAAGACGATCTCCCTGACTCGATGATCGGGTTGCGAGCCTGTGCCGGGCGCATCTGGATCTTTGGACGAAGGCGCATGGTGGCATGGATCAACACGGGCGCGTCCGCGTTCCCGTTTCAGCGCGATACCTCCAGTCGTGCCGATGTCGGCCTTGTCAACGCGAACTCGCTGATTAAGCTCGAAACTTCGCTGTATTGGATGGGTAGATCTCCAGAGGGAGCAACGCGAGCGTACACGCTCAATGGCTATACGCCAACTCCCATTTCGACTCCGGCTATTGAGCAACTCTGGATTGGTCAGTTCATTGATGATTCGTGGGCGTGGGGCTATCAGGAAGAGGGCCACACCTTCTATGTGGTGACCTTCCCTAGTATCAACCTTACGCTTTGCTACGACCGCGTAGAGAACCGTTGGCATCAAAGGACACACTTCAATAGCGCAACGGGCACGCAAGATTATGTTCCGATCACCTGCCACACGCATAATCCGTTTCTGGGCGGTCATATCGTCGGGGATCTCCGCAGTCCTAAGTGCTACCTGCAAAGCCGTAAGTTCTTCACCGAGAATGGAACAGCCATTCAAAGAAGGCGCGTTTCGCCTCCGGTCTTTGGCAATGGACAGCGCAACCGTTATCAGCGCTTTATCTTAGATACGAACATTTCAGGAGCCACACTCCGCTACTCGAACAATAACGGCACTACTTATAATGCGGCGCGCGGTCCTGATGTGCAGAACACGGATCGCCGTGAATGGGTACGGCTAGGAAGCGCTAGGACGGATCGAGTCTTCGACGTAACATTGACGGACAACAGCAACCCAGTGGTCGTTTCTGGCGCGTGGATTGAAGCAGAAACGGGCATCACATGAACCGTATCGGCGTCTACAACTTCGCTTCCGCGCTCATTGATCGGGCGAGCGGGAACGCTTCTGATGCCATGCAGAGGTGGATGCTCGCTGTTTATGACTTCGTAGGGACGCCTTACAAGAAGTTTGCGCCGACCTGTACCGCGCCGGGCTTTGCGCTTTCGACCTATACCTATCGGCTCACTGGCGGCGACTGCCAAGTCAACATCCTCTTCAACTTCACGGGCGGCGCTGGCACTGATTACTTGATGAATATCCCGACGCCGGCTCTCAATAACTTTGGACTGCTCACCTGTTACATGAACCTGGTAGGACAGCCCGTGGTAGCGGCTGTGGCTCTCATTCTTACGGATGGCAAGCTGCACTTTGCTTTGAGTGGCGCGGGCACGTTTCCGGTGGGCACCATCACCTGCTCGATCTCCGGGAGGTACAGCGTATGATGAGCATCGGACCAACAGAAGATTACGCAGCCGTGCGGGAAATCCTGTTTCATCCGAAGGTCTTTCATTCACGCTCGGTAGCCGATCACGTGCGCCCGGAAGAGTACCGTTTCCCTAACGGTCTCTACCTATTAGCCCGTGATGAAGAAAAGCCCATCGGGTTCTTCTACTTCACAGCCGTCAATCCGATTCTCTACGAGGTGCATTGTGCATTCTTGCCGCAGGCGTGGGGGTCAAAAACGACACAGGCGGCGAAAGCAGGGCTAGCTTGGCTCTCCGTGCATACGGGGTGCCGAATGCTGATGGCCTTAGTCCCTGCATTTAACAAACCAGCACAAGCGTACTTGGAACGTCTCGGGGCGGAGTACCAGGGACATATCCCACGAGGGGCACAGAAAGGCGGCAAGCGAGTGGCGGAAATGATCTTTTCTTTGGAGGTGCCAACTACATGATTTGGGAGAAATTGGCGAGAGGACCCTTGATGGACGTCTTCGGAGCCGGAGCAGCCATCGGCGCGGGGACGCAACTAGCCGCTGCAGGCATACAGTCAAAAGCGATTAACCGGGCTACTGATGCGCAGCAACAAGCAGCGCAACAACAGCTAGGCTTTCAACGCGACGTCTTCAATACGCAACAGCAGAACCTGCAACCGTATCTCGGTCTGGGGCAACAAGCCATTAGCAGCTTAAGTGGGCAGTTGCAGGGCGGACAGTTCAATAACAATGCCGGTCAATACGCGGGGCAGATCCAGGATTTCAATCCCGACTCCATCGTGAGGAATCCTGATTTCAATGCGCCGAACACGCAAACCGCGCAGTTTAACCCGAACGTCAACATGCAACAAGACCCTGGGTATAACTTCCGCATGAACCAGGGGCTAGAAGCGCTGCAACGCTCGCATGCTGCCTCTGGTGTCTCGGGAGGGGCAGCGGCCAAAGCCATTCTCGATTACAGCCAAGGGCTCGCCAGTCAGGAATACGGCAATACCTATAGCAGGGCTTTACAGGCGTCTCAACAGAACCTGGGCATCAATCAAGCGAACTTTGGGCAAGCGGCGCAAGGTTACGGCCTCAGCTCAGGGAATCATCAGCAGTGGATTCAGAACGCGATGGGCGCGAACCAAGCGAATAACCAGAACGTACTGAACAGGTTTAACCTGTCGCAGACCGGACAAACGAACCAGTTTAACCAGCAAGCGGCACTAGCAGGGTTAGGACAGACCGGGAACAGCCAACTACTCAGTGCGGGCAATGCAGCAGCACAAGGGATGGGCCAAGCTTACGCGGGCATGGGGAATGCTGCTTCCGCTGGTTCCGCCGCGCAGGGGAACGTGTGGGGCAACCTGACAACCGGGCTAGGCAATACCGCGCAGCAGTATCAAATGATGCGGAGCATGGGCTTGGGCGGGCAGGGAGGCGTACAAGGCACGCCACCATTCACTGATCAGACCGTATACCCGTGGAGCAGCTTAACCGGATAGCTTATGCCATTAGACGCGAGTATCATATTATCTGGCGCACCGCCAAGAACGGAACCGCTGAATCTGCTCAGCAACTATGCGCAGCTACAGCAGATTCAGCAGAACCGTATTGCGATGTCCGCTCATCAGCAATCTCTGCAGATGGGCGCTTTGTCGCAAAAAGCGGCTGAACTCCACTTAGCCGATCAACAGCTTTCCTCTCAGCAGAATCAGGAAATGCTCGGGATTCTCAAGGAGAACAACGGCAACGTACCCGCAAGCATTCAACAGGGAATGGCTCGGGGTCTCCCGCAAGCGCAGGAACTGCTGAAGCATCAAGGAGCGGCGGAAGAGTTACTCGCTAAGACGCAGAAGGAACAAGCGGAAGCAGCCAGGGCTACCTATGACGTCAAGGCGAAGCAGCGACAATCAGCCATTAATTCGCTTTCGACCTTGCGTGGGTTAGCGCCCGAACTGAAACCGCTCTATTACCAGCATCTCCGCATGCAAGCATTACAGGCGGACCCAAACCTAGGACAGCAACTACCGATGAACTGGAGCGCGGAAGCGGAGCAGATGGTAGGGGCTTTACAGAACTCGCTCTTGAGCCAGAAGGAACGGGAGGATATCGCGCGGAAGGATCAGGAGTTTGGCCTGAAAGAGCAAGAGTTTGGGCTGAAAGAGAAGACGGAACAGGGCAGAGAGCAACGCTGGGAAGCGCAAACCGAACAAGGCAAGCGCATGGCTGATCTCCGGGAGAGAGAGATTGGGCAAGAAGGAGCGTATCAGCGCGGACGGTTGTCGCTATCGCAGAGAGAAGCATCGGAAGCATCTTCACCGATGACGTTATCTCCAGAAGCGATGGCGAACGCGACAGAGGTATATCAGAAAACGGGTGTGATGCCTCCTCTGGGCATGGGGAAATCAGCGGCAAAGCTTCGCTCCGACATCATGAATTCCGCGGCAAGCCAGTACGGGCATATCGATTTAGCCGCACAACAACAGCATTTCAAGAACCAGTCGCAAGCCATGAAAGCGTTCGGCACGGGCACGCAAGGGCAGCAAATCACAGCCATCAATACCGCGATTGGGCATTTAAGCGACGGATTAGACGCAGCGGAAGCAATGGGCAATAACTCATTCCGCCCTGGCAATAAGGTCTATAACAAGGTCCGTACCGCTTTCGGCTCCGATGCAGTAACAAACTTCGATCAGTTTAAACGCGCCTTGGCTGGTGAAGTCGTGAGGTCTTTAACCGGACGTGTGACGCAAAGCGAGTTGGAGGATTTCTCGAATACCATTAGTAGCTCATCTAGTCCGCAACAGCTCCGCAAAGCGTTAAAGAATAACGCCGAAATCATGGGATCGAAGCTGAACGCTTTGCAGGATACCGGGAAACGGATGGATCTGAAGGATACCGACAAGTACGTATCTCCGCGCAGCAAGGAAGCACTCGGCAAAATGGGGCTTGACCCTGAGACCATGCGCCCGGTATCAAAAGGCGCTGATCTGTCCCCGAGCGTGCAGAGTGCCATCCAGAACGCACTGCCGAAGGGCGCAAAGATCAAGAGCGTGAAGAAAGTATCCGACTGATGGCGAAATATCGTGTCGAAACGGACCAGGGAACGTTTGAAGTAGAAACGGACGAATCCCCCGCGAAACCGGATGCTTTTCAACAGGCTGTGAATTACAAAACCGGCAATGCCCCGGCTGATTTTGCGCTGGGACTCGTGCAAGGAGCGGCGAAAAACGCGGCTGCTACCGGAGTCGGCATTGGCTCCGCTTTCCGCAAAGCAGCGGGCATGGCTCCTTTACCGGCAGACACGTTTCAAGCCGATACGGAGAAGCACGGCCTTGCCGAGAATATCGGCGGATTCATCGAAGGAGCGGCAGAGTTCGCGATACCGGGCAGTGCGGTAGCGAAAGCAACAAAAGGAGCCGGGGTAGCCGCTAGGATGCTAGCACAAGGGGCTACAGCGGGCGGGATCGGTGCAGCGCAGTCAGGTGGGCAACTAGCTCCTACCTTGACAAGCGCAGCACTGGGGGGTGCGGGGCCGTTGCTTGGTGCAGGGGCAAGGGGAATTAAGCAACTCGCCGGACAGCGCGCCCCAACCCTTGCTAATTATGCGGAATCGTTTGCCGCCACGAGCGGGAAACAGAAGCAGAAGATCAGCTCAGCGTTGGACCTCTTGAAACAGGACGGCATTCAACCGGGCGCGAATATCCATGAAATGCAGGGCGCTCTCGAAGGCAAGCTGGCGCAACTGGGCAAGCAATACGAAGCGCTGAAGGCATCGGGAGCGGGGAGCACCCCGACAGACGCTCAAGGCGTTTTGCAAGGGCTGGAGGATTACGCGAAATCGCTCAAAACGGATGGTGTTCTGTTGAGTGGGAACAAGGCGAAATACTCGCTCGTGCGTGAGCAGATGCGCGATGTAAAGAAACTGGCAGCACAGAATAACGGACAACTCACTTTCGATCAGTTGAAGGAACTTCGCAACATCGTTAACGAGAAAACGGGCTTTGCCTCCGCCGATTGGGAAAAGGGATTATACGGCAAGCTCGGCAACATCTACCGCTCACAGATGGACCAAGCAGTCCCAGGAACCAAGGAACTGAACCGAAGCTGGGCCAAGTACTCGGATCTTCATGAGGAGATCAGTAAGAATATCGCGCAGAACAAAGGGCAGGGAACGAGCGCGTTAGGCAAGATGTTCGAAGCTTCCGAGATGAAACACTCTGGAGCCGTCATGGGCGGAACGCTCGGAGCAGCTATCGGCGGGGCGCCGGGCGCGTTCGTCGGATCGATGGCTGGCCGCATGCTTCTCCCCAAAGCGGCAGGGGCGGCAGGACGGATGCTAGAGAGCGCGATGAATACAGGCACCTTTCAGAAGCTGTCTCCTGCTACACAGCGCGTGGCGGCCATGGCAGCACAGATGGGCGATACCAAGGCACTCTTACGGCTATTAGGGACAGGGACTGTCCAGGAAAGCGCTCAGCGCATGACAAGGAGCAATCAATGAAAAGAATCTTTCTGTTTTTCCTCGCCAGTGGCGCGATCTGGGCACAATCTGCTGGAACCCCCATGTCGCTGATTTCCATCATCGACGACAACTTGCTCCCGAATGGTGGCAAAGTGGGCGGCGACTGCACGAACTACAATGTGGCGTATTTTAATGTTGTCCAAGCGCATAGTGTGGCTTGCATCAACACGAATCCGTTAAACGTAACGAACGTTGGCAAATGGACCGTCACCAGCGGCGGCACGGGCGGAACGAATTATACAGCCGGAACCGGCCTGACCCTCACGGGAAACACGTTTGCGGTCAAATACGGAGCGGCTGCGGCGACTGCTACCGAAGGTAATGATGCGCGCATCGGCGCGGGCGGCGGGGCCACCTACACGGCGGGCACCGGCTTGACTCTCACGGCGAATGCCTTTTCCGTGAACTACGGGACGACGGCGACAACAGCCGCTGTCGGGAACGATTCCAGGATCGTCAATGCTCTCAATGCCTCTAGCTCGTTAAACGCGACGAACCTACTGAGTGGCACGGTGCCCGCTGGTCGTCTCCCCACACCGACCGTATCGGCGCTCGGAGGCGTCCAGTCTCTTGCCTGTGCTGCTTCGTCTCATGTGAACTCCATTGGAACGGATGGCCTACCCACCTGCACAGCCGATACGGGCGGTGCTGGAACGACCTACACGGCTGGCACTGGTTTAACGCTGACTGGTAACGCCTTTTCGGTCAATTACGGAACAACGGCGACGACAGCCGCTGTCGGCAACGACACGCGCATTGTGAACGCCTTGAACTCATCGAGCTCCCTCAATGCTACGAACCTGCTAACCGGCACCATGCCAGCGGCACGCATGCCAGCACCGACAGCTTCGACTCTGGGGGGTGTGCAGTCGCTCGCGTGCGCTGCCTCGTCGCATCTGAACGCGATCTCGACGGCGGGCGTACCCACCTGTACGGCAGACGCGGCAGGCGGCGGAGGAGCGGCTACTGTCCCGATTGGAGGAAGCAGCGCGAATCGACCCGCGACGACTCCTGGTACCTCTTCGCTGTTCCTCCAGACTGATCGTAACGTAGGAGATCAGTTTAGCTATTACAACGGAACAGCTTGGTATTATCCGGGCGCTGTCGATGCCACCATGACACGCGATGCAGCAACCGGCACCATGGGGGTGAATCCCAATAGCGTGCCACGCCTCGGAGCTGTCAATAGCTTCACCGCCTCCAACAACATCACGTCTGGTGGCCCGATTCCGCTTACTCTGTCCAGTACCGCGTCTAAGACGACCTTCTTTGTTACGAATACCAATTCCAACCCGGCAGGGGGGACGCATGATTGGGATATCTCTGTGACCGAGAACGGCGGCTTTATCATTTGGGACGATTCGACGAACACCTATATCTTCGTCCGCTCGCCAGACGGCCTACAGACGGGCGTTTCGGGCGGATTAACCATGAACTACGGCAACATGGCGAAACCAGCCTGTGCTGTCGGCTATCGAGGCATGATGTGGTTTGTCAATGGTGGCGCAGCCGCCGACAGTTACCAGGTTTGCATGTACAACGGTACGGCCTATACGTGGAGGACCATTACCATCCCATGAAACAACTATTCCTTTTCTTCGGCTTAGCTTTGGCAGCGTCCGCCGCTGTGACGGGCGTCACCGCCGATAATATCAGCTATTCTTCGTGGCGACTAAGATTGACAGGGGGAGGGGCCTACGGTGCTGCCCGTTTCTATTTTTCCGTGGCTCCGCTCTCCTGTCTGACCGTGACAGCAGGCGTGAAGCTCGAAAGTATCCCGTATGAAAACGGGCTGAAGGCTCCGAATACCGCTTACGCCACTATGGACACTTCTGGGAAAGTTCCCGATACGCTCTATAACGTGTGCGTGCAGACGAATACAAGCGGCACCTGGACGTATGGCCCTATGATCCAGGTGAGGACATTGCCAGCACCCAGGATGGGTTATCGTATTCCGCCGCATGCACTCAAGGTCGATACCAGCTACCCTGCCGACCTCACTGATTCAGCAGTGACCGTCACGGCTACGGTTACGTCTAACTGCTCTTCGTTTCTCACGGAATTTAACGCGGCCATTGCTCGGCAAGCAACGAAGAATACCATCATCCTTTTACCGCTGACGACCTGTCAAGGAACCGTTACGCTCGATCAAACGCCCGTTGATGTCAAAGTACTCGCGGGCGGAGATGTGCAGGGCGATGGCTCCTTATACGTATTCGCTCATGGCTGGAGTGATAATCAGGCCGTCATTGTAGCGCGATCGGGCGATTACTCAGGCGCTACTCCCTACGGGATTATTCGCATCCAAGGCGATAATCCACCAGGGTCTGAACGACCAGACGGTCGCCTGTACTATGCGAGAGTCAAAGACGCTAATACTGTGTTTCTGTGCGAGAAACCACCATCCCAGGGAGGAACCAATATTACCCTTTCCTCCGCAGGAACCGGCACTTACTATGTCATGGCGTATCCACGGGCACTGAAGTGGATTATTATCCGCACGGTGACGCCTGATGACCAATTTGTTCCTCCGGGCGTCAGCCTAGGAGCCTTGGGCGGGACGGCTTGGATTCCGAAGATGGCTAAGTTTACGAATCCTATTGCGAATCACTCCTATACCGGGCGTCCGATTATCGAGTTTATCGATGCGAACCAGGATGCAAAGCGACAATCGGTGCTCGCGAATATCCGTTTCATCGGCATTGTCTGGACAGTAGCCGATGACCCGGTTTCCTATACAACCGTTGATCCGCCGTCCTGGAATTTCTTTCTATCACCACAGCCTACTCAGCAGAACATTATCATTGATCGCTGTATTTTCATGACGCCTTCCATTCAGCAGCGCGTTTATACCGCGTTCAAGTTTCAGGGTCTCAATAGCGCCGTTGTGCACAGTATCTTCGACAAAACTATCAACTTTTTCTTTCCGAAAAACGAGGGGGGTGTTCAGTGAGAAAGGCCATCCTAGGACTATTCGTGCTGCTCCAGACCGCACTCGCTGTGCCTCCTGGCCCGCAGACCTTTACGATTCTAGCGGGACGCTATACGGCGGGAGTCTGGAAAAGTGTTCTACCGCAAAACATCGTTGTGACGGTTTCAGGCCGTCAGACCGCAACGATTGATCGGCGCATCCTTATTACCTTTCCACTCACCAATACGGCGATTCCTAAGATCTACTTGCCCGCTGGCAGTATCGGTGCCTGCTCGGGAGGAACCTGTAATTTTGTCACACAGGACATCACGAACGCGGAGATTGGATGCGATATCTTTAGCGGCCAATGGCCTGTAGACGCGCAAGGGCGCATCGCCACGATCATGGTGGGCTGTGTCAATACAGACCCGGAAGGCTGGTTCTGGGGCATAACAAGCGCACTGGCTGAGCAGTCGCGTGGAGCGGGCGCTCCGGGAGACGAGGAGGGTTGCCAGTGCATCCAAGGCCCGGATGGACCAGGGCCACTGACCTGGCGCGGGAATGATACGGCGATGGGCGGCAATCCGTTCCATATGGCTGATGAGGGCGGCCTCTTCGTGCATAAACACGATTACTGGATTTATCGCAACCATGTGAATCCTAACTGGGCAGGCATGTTTCATCCGAACAACCCGGAAAGGGACGGCAACATTTACGGAAGTCGCCAACAACAGTTCGAGTGGAAAGGCGGCAATACCATCACTTTCGAGGGCAACTGGTTTGAGGGCGGGTATCACAGCAGAAGCGGATCATCGACGAGTACGATGATTCTGTTTCGCAACGTGAATGAGGATAACTCGAACCTACTCATTACCGATAACGTGTTTGAGCATGTCCATGGATTGTTTCTCGCGGGCGATCTCAATTACCCCGCTCTCATCTATCAGGGGATAACCAGTCAAAACTTCCTAGCGATCAACAACGTGAGTTGGGACGTTAACGAGAAAGGGCCAGATACCGCGGGCGTCGGCGGCGGCGGGCCGTGGTCCACCCCTGCCGGAGTGACGGGCGGGTATGCCGACGTGACGGCAAGCAATCGCGGGTACGGCTGGATGAATCAGGGGCCATCGATGCAAGAAGGACTGGCCTATATCCGCAACACTTTCCCAGACTTCCGAGGCGGCGTACCAGCCCTCAACTATACCTATGGCACGCCGAGTGGTGGACTCTATTACGGAGACAACTTTCTTCCGATGTCGAAAGACAACAATATGAGCTACTTTGGGATCAAGTCTGAGCGAGCGGTTGAGAATTGCGGTTGCTGTGGTGGCAACTATGGAGGGTTCGCCTACCTTTCTTGTTATTATTCTGGCGGATACTCTCTCACCGGAAACGTGTGGTTGTCTCGCGATCAGACGAAAGCCGCGATTGATGCGGACGGTTGGGGCACTAACAACACGACCCCGGCCAATCCTGCCGATCTGACGGGGATTTGGCCGAAGTACACGGTGAAGGACTGGCATTATCATCTCGATCCAGAAATGTACCGCTTACCCCTCGGCTCTCCGTATATCGGCAAAGGGGCTGACATCACCAGGTTAAGATCCGCCCTCGGCATGGTCGATCAGCCGCAAGCGCTGTTTGATGCCTCGAACAATCTAGTGGTTACATGGCTCGCGCCAGACGCGCAAGTCTGCACGATTGACACGTCCTTAGCCACGGGAGACCTGATTAGTGGTTTCACGAGAAACAAGGCGGACACAGGCGTAACGAGGGTACGGAAGGTGACGATCCCCTCCGCTGGCTTTACCGCGAACACCAATTACAAGGTGAGGATCAATTGCGAACGTGAAGCGCCCGTCTTAACCGCACGTAGCAACTAACACCCATGCCGGCTAAGGCGAGATGCCATGTTTTCGGCTCTGGCGTAACGGTAGCGACATGGTCTGTCGGCTTGATCGTGAAGCGGTTATGCGCTTCGAATACGTCGGCATCGTGGCTGAGATCAGCGAGATTAAAGGAAGAGATCCCGGCTAGCCTGTTCTCCCGTTCTCCATTCTCGCGAGTCACAATGGCGGAAATGCCGACTTGCGGAAAGGGAAAGCTTGGCCCCGCGAAGAGCTGAATCTCAATTTGACAGGTCGCACCTCTCGGTAGATTAGCGCAGGGGCTGACGACGGTTTGTTCGTCCTTCAAGATCCACGTCGGTATCCCACGCCTCGGATCGGGCGGCTGAATATTCGGCAGATAGCCGTTGGTGACGAAGGTCAGCAAGTCGAAGGACCCATTGCTCAAGGTGTATTCCACCTGAGCGGCGGATAAGGAAGCGGCAGTAAAAGCGAGTGCTAGTAAGGTTTTCATTTGTTTATTTATTCTCTTTTCCTTGTTATGATGCGAGTTGGCTAGGTATCTAGCCTTCTCTTTCAGCCCGCGGGTCTGGTGTCCTGCGGGCTATTTTTTTCGACATACGCTTCCCACATCTTATACACGATTTCTGTATAAGTAGGACGGGCCAATTGCCCCTCTTGGACGCGTAATCTCTCCTGTTCCGCTTGCAGGAGAGCGAACAGCTCAGCCGAAATACTCAGCGTTCCCGTGCGGCGATTCGGGGCTCTTTTCATGATGTTCATTTTCTTTTTCCTCCTCTTTCTCTCAGTTTTCCACAGCTTATTCCAACATCCCAGTTGACCAATTCTGTAAAACTGCCATACTGGTTTCAGGTTCGCACTAAACGGGCCAGATGTCAACAAGGAATAAACCTTGTTCTGAAAGAGAGAGAAACAGATGCCATACACCAGGAAATATGAGTTTGAATGCGCGCAATGTCGCACGATGACAGCCACACAGGACCATTGCCTCGAATGCGGAGGAACCTTGTGCGTTGAATGCCCACGCACTCTAGGAGATGAGCACTACTGCTCCTCCTGCTACTCGGACGCGCTGAGTTCGCGCATTCGCAAAAATCGGACCCTCTCCGCGTTTCGTAGACTGCACAGCTCGGTCATCGCCACACTGGAAGCTGCCTAATATGGAAAACTTAGACCAATTACTCATCAGGGAAGATCTCTCTTCCCTCGAACCAGAACAGAGGGCGGCATACTACACGGCGGTCTGTCAAAGCCTGGGACTCAACCCGCTCACCAGGCCATTCGGTTTCCTCGAACTCGATGGAAAGCTCGTTCTCTACACGAAGCGAGACTGCACGGATCAGCTAAGGAAGCTTCACTCCATCAGCATTAAGATCCTATCCCGCGAACTGGTCGATAGCGTTTACATCGTTACCGCGCAAGCAGCAACGCCAGAGGGCAGAACCGATGAGTCCATCGGGGCTGTACCTCTTGTGAAAGAGAAGGGCGATTGGAAGACATCGCAAGGCGGCAAGCGCTATTTCCAAGGAACAGGAGAGTTTAGTCCGCTTCCCCCCGATGCAAGAGCGAACGCTGTGATGAAAGCTGAGACGAAGAGCAAACGACGCGTCACGCTTTCCATCTGTGGATTAGGAATGCTCGACGAGAGCGAGATTGAAACGGTGCCGAATGCGCGGGTAAAACAACCGGAGCAGATTCAGGAAGAACAAAAGCTGATCGATGTCGGGAATAACCCGATGAATAGCCGTGAAGCGCAAGCGTATGTCTTAGACCGAAAGCTCAAAGATCTGAATGCTGATCCAGAAGCACAAGTAACAAAAAGCTACGCGCGTGTAGAGCCTCCCAGCGTGCCAGCCTCTCTCGCCACACTGCACACGATCCCTGAGGAAGTTGTCGAGATCTGGAAGCGCATGACGTCGATTGATACGCGTTGCGAAGAGTTCCGCAAGCTCAAAAAAGAGCTACAGGAAGTGGCCGGAAAGGAAGAGGGCGAGATCTGCTATTACAACAAACTCGCCCTCTTCGACAAGGCCAAGCACGCGAACGAAATAGCCAAACGTCCGCAAGATTCGCGCAAGTGTGCAGCGGAACTCTGGACGGCCATCCAGAACTACAAGATAGCCGATAACAAAGACATTTCTGATGAGGATATACCCCGATGAAAATAACCCGCTTTAACACTAGATACGGAAGCGTAATTAACTTTCAATCGACAGCGCATTGTCCGCGATGTCACGGCATTATCCCTGGAAATCAGTTAGCTTGCATCGGCTGCTTGCCAGAGGTCGCACCACGCAAAAAGGCGAAACGGAATCCGCCGAAACCGGATCAGGACGGACTCTTTGATGGCGTGCCAGGGGTGAAGTTATGATGCGCGAGTTACTAGCGGTCGCACAGTTGATTAATCGCACCAATACAGTACTGCTCGGGTTCGAGGGTCTGCTTTTCGGGGTGATTCTCTTTGGCGGGCTGTTCTTCTATCTACAGCACCGCGCTCATAAGCCAGGAGGGTTGCTATGAACCTTCCTCCCATCGAAGAACGTCTCGCCAAGCTCTTATCGCTGGCCGCGTATGAGACAAGGCCCTGTAAAGCGTGTGGAGCCGTGCTGTACTTCGTGCGGCACCATGCCACGGGCAAAGCAGCACCCTATACGGCCGATGGTGTGAATCACTTTATAGCGTGCCCTGCGGCTGATTCTTTCCGCAAGAAGAAAGCGGAGAAACCAGCATGAGAGTCCTGGGGATCGATCCAGGACCCGAGAAAAGCGCTTACGTGCTCTGGGGGCCTGGTAGCGTCCTCGATGCCTCTTGGATCGATAACGAAGCACTGCGGCACTTCCTACGATCCATCGAGGTCGGGGAGTCGGACCAATGCGCCATCGAGTCCGTCACCAGCTATGGAATGCCTGTTGGTCGCGAGGTGTTCACCACCTGTATCTGGATCGGGCGCTTTCAGGAATGTTGGGATAGGCGGTCAGGTCAGGATGCGGAATTAATCCCACGCCCTTACGTCAAGCTTCACCATTGCAATGCGTCACGGGCAAAAGATTCGAATGTCAGGCAAGCCCTCATCGACAAATACGGCAAGCCTGGAACCAAGGAACATCCTGGGGTCACGTATGGGATCACGGGTCATTTGTGGGCAGCATTCGCGCTTGCTACCTACATGGCGGAAACACTAGAACGGTACGACTCCCATAGAAGATCTACCCAAGAAAAAGGAATAGTTATATGAGTTGTTTGAAATTACCATCGTCCCTTTACGAGAACGAGAAAGTGCAGTCTCTCGATGCTTCCGTTCTTAAAACCTGGATCACCATCTTAGCCATACGAGCGGGAATCAGACGATTCCCTTCTGTGGAACGCATTGCCAGCGTTACCAAGCAAGACCCCAGTGAGATCGAGTCGCATATCTCCCTGCTGATTCAACAGGGTTTATTCGCTATCGACGCGAAAGGAAAGGTCAGGCCCTTAGCGTTATGAAGCGAGAAGCATTGAATCACACAAAGATGAAACGTCTTTGTAGAAGCCTAGATATTCGTCCCTACGAAGCTGTGGGCATCATGGAGTCCTTCTGGCATCTGACTGCCAAAGAAGCTCCCCAGGGAGACATCGGAAAGCTTTCAAATCAGGATATTGCCGACGCGATCGGCTGGGAAGGATCGGACGAGAAATTCATCGAATCCCTGGTTAGCGCCCGCTGGGTCGATCAAGACCCAGATGTGCGGTTATTCGTCCACGATTGGCCTGAGCATTGCGAGGATTCTGTCCATATGAGACTCGCGAGACTCGGCTTGCTTTTTGCAAACGGGACGAAGCCTAAAATGACCCGTTTGTCGGTGGCCGAACGGAAGAAAGCAGAAACGGTTTATAGGCTGTGCGCACAGCGTGCGCTTGCCGTGAGTGCTACCAACGATCAATTTGTAACGACTGGAAATGAGTATGCGCACGACAAAAATGCACCCCCAAATACACCCCCATTTTCCAGTCAATTTCCACCCCTGTCTGATGAGGATATCTCATTGAAAAGAAAGGAGAACGGAATCCGTGCGCACGACATGCACATGAAAAACGCACCACCATGCCTTACCATGCCTTACCTTACCTTATCTTTTAAAGAAGAAGAACTCTCATACCCAGACCCTTTCTCTCTTCCAGATGAGCAAGTGAGTGAGCAAGCTGCCCCGAGCGCAAACCCCGCGCTCTGTGTGTCGCCTGTTTCCCTCAACGGAAACGGAAACTCACACGGCAAAACAAAAGCCCCGATTCTCAATCCCGAGCAGCAAACCTGGTTCGATGGCTTCTGGAACGGCTACTGGCGCAAAAACGACAAACACCCCGCTCTCGTCGCCTTCGGTAAGCAAATACGCACCGAATCCGACTACCAGCGCCTGGTGGCAGCTTTTGCTCGTGACCGCGCCGATATGCTCACTAGGCCCATCGATAAACGCCCTTGCCTAGGGCCTTGGATCAACAAAAAACCGTGGCTCGATGACGACCTAGCGAGCGTTCCCGAGCAAGTCAGAACCAGCCCCAAAGAAGCCGCGAACGAAGCCGTGTATCAGGAATTTTTAGCCGATCTCAGAAAAGGAAAAACCCAATGATTGCAACAGAATTAGCCGCTGAATTGATCAGATCGCTGTCGTGGATGCCCGGTTATCCGACAGGCAGCAAGAGCGGGTTTAAAGCCCTTCACGACGCGTTGCTGGAACTTGCGGCAGACGAAAAGCACGCCAAGCAAATCATCGGGGATGTGCAGCTCAAGCTGGACCGCTGCCCCATGCCGAAGCACCTGATCGAGTTCGGCATTGCCTCCGCACCCCGCTATGAGCGTGATTTCAAGCCCCGCCGCAAGTACGCCGACGAGATGGCGTGGAACGGAGAAGGCATGTTCGGCATCTGGACCAAGCGCGATCTAGCCATTCACCAGCACCTCGCGGACAACGGCAAAACGAAGCATGCGAGAGAGTACGCTTTCCAAATGCTCAAAGGCTTCCAGGAATACCAGCAAAGCCATCAACAGAAAGGCTTTGCCAGTGAAACCGAAGCAGGCACCATCCCGTGGAATCCCGATGTCCGTTGCCACGTCTGCAACGACTCCGGCTACGAGTACATCGAAATCCCCGAGCCGGGATGCGTCGGTACCGTCCGTAAATGCAAGTGCAAAGCCCTGTTCTCGCCGGTGGCCGCATGATCCGAACCATCCTCGACGATCTCCGAAAATCTTTCCAGGAAGTGCACGCCAAAGGCGGATTCTACGGCCTTTCTACCCAGTCCGACTACGACGGCCATCAGCGCGTTTTGCGGGTCTATTGGCGCGATTACCTGCAATCTGAGCTTACGGAGCTTTGCACCCTCCCCGAAGGCAGCGCGATCTTCATCCTCGACAGCATTCTCCAGGAATTGCAGGATCTGCGAACACTCGCGAAGTCTCAGCCCACGGCGGTAGCCGCCTGATGCCATCCCCTCATCAGCAGAAATCTGGATCGGAACGCAAAACGGTATCTCCCCCGGATCGCCTGATGGCCGAATTTGGAGTTCTTAGGGGTCTAGGATCGATTTCCTGGGTGGGGGGTGCCTCTAGGGAAAATATTCTTGCGGCATGCCCCTTGTGGCTCGTTTCTGTGCGAAATCGGAAAATGGAAACGAGCACGCTCTACGAAGTCGCTGGCAGTTCTCAGCGGACAATCCCTGCCTGATTCATCCTCTCCTTCGCGCCCGCACACTTGAAATGCGCTGTGCAAAATCTGTTCGAAAGTGGGACGACCAGAAGATCTTCTACCGGAGTGAATCGTCTTTCCTTGTATGCTTTTTCGGAAGAGGATCGATGACGTCTAGAACGAGCGCAACCCCAGGAGCCAGGGGCTTGACGCTGTGTTCCTCGCATAACCACCTCCCAGGAACTCCTTTCTCGTTCTGCCGAATGAGAGTTACCCTTTCCTCAATGCCACGATTGCAGATTTCACATTTCATCTACTATGAAGAATAGCTACGATGTCTCACCGGATGGTAAGACGGTAACGATCTGGATTCGGCGCAAGGGAGAGGATCTCGCTTGCCTCATCGATGCCTCCGACTTGCCCAAAGCTGCCAGCATCGATCACACCTGGCACGCACAATGGGACCCCGATATGTCCGATTACTACGTTGTCAGCTATTACCGCAAGGCTGGCGTGCGCCATAAATGGTACTTACATCGTCTGCTGATGGATGTGCCCGATCGCTTGCATGTCGGCCACTGGAATCATCTAACGTTAGATAACCGTCGAGCTAACCTCCGCATTGCCACCAATAGCGAAAGCCAAATGAACCGACAGGGCGCGAATTGGCAGAATCCAACCGGCTGTCTTGGCATCCGTCTTTACCGCAAGGCGGCGAAACCTTACAAAGTCCGTATCACAATCGATGGCAAAGAAAGGCAAATCGGCTCATTCCTTACTCTCGAAGAGGCTATCACTGCTCGAAACAAATATCCTGCTTATGATGGAACGTCGCAATTTCACGAAAATAGTTAATGGGTATCGATGGGTGCTCAGCGAACGGCACGGCATATTTCGAGCGCATGCGCGAAAAATGATTCCTGACGGCAAGGGCCACTCGTACTCTAGGCACGTAGGTATTGCTGTCTGTTTCCATAACGAACAGAAACGTGCGGAGTTTGTGAAGTCTACGGATATTGAAGCGTTCGTGATAAGAGTCAGTAATGGATTGGGCGATTTATTGACCAGTCAGCAGGTTTGGATATTCATGTAAGGTGAACACTGTCCTCACTCGCCTTCACTTGCTTCGCCTTGTACGGCTTGCGTGTGGCTTCCTTTTCTTTCTTGGGTTTCTCGGGAGCTACCCACGCGGGCCACACCCTCGGCACAAATCCAGGCTGTACCTGCTTTGACGGTCTCCATGGCACCTCGATCTTTGTTATCCCTAGACCGCGCATCTTCACGTAGCCGTGCCCATCTTCTAGCATCTGCATCTCGCCACCTAGGACAGCGCTTTCCATCGGTAACTCTGAACTGTAGCTATGATGCTGCTTGCTCCAGTCCTTCAACTGGTTCGCGTCCCTCGATTCCTTGATCCGCATCAACTGAGAAGGCAAGCCTAAGAGATCGCCCGTGTACTTCGCTTCCTCTGGTTCATCCATCGCTAGCGTGATCTTCGTAGCAGGATTAGAAACAATCGTCTTGGTCCGCTCGTTTCCGTAGTGCAATCGAAGCTGAGAGAAGTTCTGGAATGCTGAGATGATCGGATTGCCAGAGCTACGGTTAATCGTTAACGCCTTCTCGTACGTCGGTATCTCGCCATACACCCCGATCTCATCGAAAATACAGCATCCTGGACCGGGATACTGCTGCATTCCTGCCAACAGCATGTCGATCATCAGCGCTTGCAAGCCCTGTTGCGCCGGGAAGTCGCTAGGACTGCTCACAAAGAAGATGTTGCCCTTCCTTTCCCTCCCTGCCTTGCACCATTCGCGGATACAGAACGGTTTGCCCTCCTCTTGCGGTAAGAGACTTAGTGGAGCTACCGCGTTACTGAGATTGCCCATGAATCCATAGGGGCCTTCTCCTTCGCCTTCTAGTAGACCCTCCTGCCCTGAACCATACAAAGCATCCTGTAGCTTGGCTTTGTCCTTCGCCAGCGCTAGGATCTCACGCACGGGCAAATGGAGGCATCCGAGCATGAAGGCCAGCATCTCCCTGGCTCCATCGAGAAAGAAGCGGATACTGTTCTCATACTCTTTGACCATCGCGTGTGCAATCGTTTTCGCTTCGAGCTTGCTCGTAAATTCTTCGTTTAGCATCCATCGAACACACCTTGCGTCGGCAAAGTTGATAAGATAATCTACATTAGGCTGGTAATACTCTGAAGCGTAGGACTTGCCTCCTTTGAGATCAGTGAAGATACAGGGCCATCCTCTCCGGATGGCCTGATCTGCAAATCCAAGCAATATGCTGGATTTCCTGGTACCCGTAGCGCCCACGACTAGCACATTGTGGGCCTCCCGGTCTCTCGGGACAAAGAGTTTCAACCTCCAGT